TTAGTATGGCATGAGCTTCCTCTATCTGGAGGGGCTTTCGATGCCCACGATAGCGGTACATTTGGATTTCAGCGTGTAGGAGATGATGCTAAGCTGCCTTCAAATCATAGCACTTCTACATTCGCACCAAGCTGGGTCTTGTCTGCTTACGGCAGGATTTGGTGCGGTGGAATCTCTGGGGATACACAGACGGTGTACTTCAGTGACTTATTAGCTGGGACAGACTTTAAGAACGGATCTGCTGGATATTTAAACCTACAAGAAGTTCTCCCCAATGGAGATCCTGTAATTGCTGCTGCAGCACATAACGGATATATTATATTTTTTGGTCGTAGGAATACAGCTATCTATGCTAACCCTTTAGACACTGCTTCGTTAACATTAGTAGAAGTAATTGCTAATGTAGGATGTATCGCTAGAGATTCAGTGCAGAGCATTGGAACAGATGTGTTGTTTTTATCTGACGCAGGAGTTCGTAGTTTACAGCGAGTCATCCAAGAGAAGTCGTTACCAATGCGAGATATCTCTAAGAATGTTCGTGATGATCTCATGGCAGCAGTAGCTTCTGAGACAGACTTGACTAAGATCAAGAGTATTTACTACGAACGGGACGCTATGTATTTATTAACGCTTCCTACTACTAAATTTGTATACTGCTTTGATACTCGTGCTGCACTACAGGATAACTCGATGCGAGTAACTATTTGGGATAGTATTGAGCCTAAGGCATTTACAGTAACACAGAATAAAGAATTATTGATTGGTAAGCCTGGCTACATTGGGAAGTACTTTGGACACTCAGACAACGGAACAGCGTACCGTCTACAGTATTATACCAATTACTTTGATTTTGATACTGCTACATCATTAAAGATATTAAAGAAGATTGGCTGGGTTCTGATCGGAGGAACAAACCAATCAGTAGCAGTTAAGTGGGGTTTTGATTATAGCGAAGGCTACCAGGCTACAACATATACGCTAGATACTGCTGTTGTATACGAATATAATATTGGTGAGTACAACGTAGCAGAATACACGTCAGGAATTGTTTTAGATCGTTTTAGTATTAATGCAGGTGGACAAGGAACAGTAATGCAGTTAGGCTTAGAAGCTGACATCAATGGTAATCCTCTGTCTATTCAAAAGATTGACGTAGGAATTAAACAAGGGAAAACATTAGTATGAGTAACTATGTAAAAGCCACTAACTTCACAGCTAAAGATAGCTTACCTTCAGGCAATGCTGGCAAGATTGTCAAAGGTGCTGAGATTGATACTGAGTTAACTGCAGTAGCTTCTGCTATTTCTTCTAAGGCAGATCTTAATAGCCCTGCGTTAACTGGTACTCCTACAGCTCCTACGGCTGTTGCAGGAACAAACACAACTCAAATTGCTACCACTGCTTTTGCACAAGCAGCCGCTGCCGCTGTCTTTCCTGTTGGCGGTATTATCATGTGGTCTGGTACTATTGCTGCTATTCCTACAGGATGGGCACTATGTAACGGTTCTAACGGTACTCCAGATCTTCGTAATCGTTTTGTTATTGGTGCACATAGCGATAATGCTGGTGTTGCGAACACTACAGTTACTGGAGCAAGTACTTTAACAGGCGGTACAAAGGATGCAATTGTTGTAAGCCATACACACACAGCAACAACTAACACGACTGGTGCACATACACACGCTCTTTTATATTCTGTTCAGACTAACGAAAATATTTCAAGCAGTCGTGGAAGAACTGACGGATTTCAAAGTGGTGCAATTTCAAACACAGAATCCGCAGGAAGCCACTCACACACAGTCACTGTTGCTTCTACTGGAGATAGCGGTACAAATCAGAACTTGCCTCCGTATTATGCGTTGGCATTTATTATGAAGACCTAAGATGAAAGTACCTGTAGTCTTACGAGACGACTACACAATGTACTTAGAATTACACGACGCAGCATTGTGGTTTCATACAGATGTACATAGATGGTCGCAGGAAGTAAAGAAGAAATACTTAGAAGATTTAGATTTACTACAGTACTTAACTAATGTTCCTTTGTTAGCGTTAGTTGAAGAAGAAAACACTAAGCTTGCTAAGTTTGGTAAAGTAACAGGATGGAATATTTTAAAACCTATAGAAGCAAACGGAAAGAAGTACACTATATTTATTAGGAGCAAGAGATGGGTGACGTAGTCAACGCAGTGTTAAGCCCTATTACAGGATCTGGTGGGGTACAAAACGCAGGAGCACAAGCAGCAGCAGCTATGCAACAAGCTGGTATCAACGCTGCTAATATTGCTGCGTTTAATCCAGTAGGCATGACTACCAATTTTGGTACGTCTCAGTTTACTACTGGAGTTAATCCTGTTACAGGTGTTCAGCAAATTACAGGGGCAAGCTATACTCCAGCACCTGCACTTCAGGGAATACAGAATCAACTGTTTGGACAGTTTGCTCCTACGCTACAACAAGCTCAGCAGATGGCAGGTCAGTATGCTCCACTGACTCCAGCAGCTCAAAGCTTATTTAACCTAGGTCAGCAATATTTAGCTACGTCTCCTGAAGAAGCTGCTCAGAATTATATTGCAAACCAACAAGCTTTACTATCTCCTAGTCGTCAAGCTCAGTTATCGAATGTTAGAAATAGATTGTTTGCAACAGGTCGTGGTGGCTTAGGAGTTCAGACAGGCACTGGAGGTGCTCCTGCATCTCCTGAGTTACAAGCATATTATAATGCCTTAGCTCAGCAAGATTTACAGTTAGCTGCTAATGCTCAACAAGCAGGACAACAACAGACTATGTTTGGTGCTGGTTTATTCGGCACTGGTGCTGGATTATTAGGTGCTCAGACTGCTGGACAAGCAGGGGTGTACGCTCCGTTGCAAACTCAGTTAGGACTATCTGGTCAAGTAGAGCAGATGGCTATGCAGCCTTATCAACTAGGTTTACAACTAGGTCAAGCTCAAGTTCCTGGTCAAACCGCTGGTGCTCAATCATTCTTTGGTGGACAAATGGGAGCTGCTCAAATGCAGTACGGATCTCAGTTAGCTGCTCAGCAGATGAACAACCAGTTCTTGTCTAGTTTGATTGGTGCAGGTGCTGGTGGGTTTGCAGGAGGAGGTGGTGGAGGTTTTACAAATCCTTTTAACAGTTATGGAAGTGGTTTATTTAATTGGGGATCTGTACCTACATCAATTACTGCAGATACTTGGAGTTGGGGAGAATAGTCATGGGACAGAATGTAAACTACTTATTAGGTAATCAGCAGACTATGCTCGGTGCAGATCCTGAGCTTTATCGTCAGCAGTTAATTCAACAAGAGCAACAGCGTATTGCTGCATTACCTGCACAGAATCAATTAGCAGCTCAGCTTGGTACTTTACTTGGTCGTGGTGTTGCTAACGTAGCACAAGACCGTGGCTTCTTTGAAGTTACTAATCCTGTATTGCAGAAGCTTACCAGTATTCAGAATATTTACAATACTTCAATGCAAGCTGCTGATCCAAATGATCCGTTGTCTTTCTATAAAGAACTACAGACTCGTTTTGCTGAGGCAGGATTAGGTCAGCAGTCGATGATGGCTGCTCAGGAACTACGTCGTGTACAGGGCGAAGTTATTAAAACTGAAGGCGAAAAGCTACGCACACAAGCTGCTCAGACTGAAGTATATAGAAACAACCGTCCATTGCTTGAAGCAGATATTGCTAAATTCCGTGAACTTGGTACTGATGAAGGTAATAAGAAAGCAAATGAGCTTGCTCAGCTTCTTGGTCAGCTCACGGTTGAGGCAGATACTAAGCGTAAAAAAGATATTCTTAGTATTGAGCTTCTTGTTGCTCAAACAGATACTGAAAAAGCACGAGTACGTGAACTCAATGCTAGAGCTGACGCTGGTCGACTGGATAAAACACTTATTCCTGATAATCAAGGAGGCGGTACTATTGTTTACACAGATTCTAAGACAGGAAAACAAGTCGAGCGTGTGGTGGTAACAAGCGATATTTTGAGTCAAATCGGAACAAATAAACCAGGGGCTAAACCTTCAGGTGAAAAGCCAAGTGCTGCTACGTTTGATAAACGCAATACTCCTGCTGCAACTCCTGCAACACCTACTGCTACGGCTTCTCCAGCACCTGCTGCTGCACCTGCTCCTGTGGCTGCTGCTCCAGCAACACCGTATGATCAGAATACTGGAACATATCGCATTGCTTTAGATCCTGTCTATCAACAAATTCAAGCAGATGCTCAGGCAAATATACAAAGATTACAAACTGATCCTACATATCAAGCAGAAATTAATCGACGGATTCTTGATCTACAAAACAGAATAAGATCTAACTTTGGTAACATGGTAGTTATTCAGTAGGAGTAACATGGCTATTTATGATGTCGTAGGAGCTAGAAAAGCTGGCTTATCTTTTACTGATATTGCAGACTACTTAGCACAAGGCACTGAGTACGACTTAGAAGGTGCTCGTAAAGCTGGATTATCAGATAAAGATATTGTTGAGTATCTCAATCGTACTAATGCTACTCCTTTTGAAACCTTCAAAGCTGCTGCTAGACAAGCTGTAGGCTCTGAAATCACAGGGGCTGCTCAGTTATTAGGACAAGAACCAACTGCTGAGCAAGTAGCAGAAGAGTCTCGTATACGTCAAATGACTGCAGAGAATCCTGTGTCAGGTGTCTTAGGCACACTTGTCGGAGGATTAGTAAATCCTTCTACTTTAATCCCTGGTTCATTGTTGTTCAAAGGAGCTAAAGGATTAGTTGCTGGTGGAGCTGCTGGTGGTGGAGTAGCTGGTGCTTTACAGCCTGTATATACAGAAGACGACTTAGGTCGTGTTGCTTCGTCTGCTGCTGGTGTTGCCTTAGGAGGTGCTGTTGGTGGTACGCTAGGTGCTATCATTAATCGAGTAGGACGAGGAGCTGTAGAACAAGCAGGGAAAGAACTGCAAGCTACTAAGACTGGCTTAACTACAGGTGTTGTACAAGAAAGCAGACCTTTAAGTCCCTTGGCTGAGGAGATTGCTCAAACAACTACTGCTAAGAATGTAGAACTACAAGACAGTATTGTTCCTCTTCTCCAACAATTAGAAGATTCTGAGTTAGCTACAAAGCTCACCAATGAGGTTGCTCAAGGAGATTACAGATCTCTATTCACAGATGCTCCTTTCAGATTAACCGATGTTCCTCTGTCTAGGTTTACTGCTGCGTTCAGTGCAGACAATCCTCTTCGTACTCAGAACTTAGAAGCATATCTTAAGGCTGGGTACAAAGCAGAAGATCCAGAGAAGTTATTAACTCGTCTCGTAGCAGCAAACAAAGGGGCTATTGCTACTGAGCTAGACACAACACCAATTAATATTCCTGCGGATTCCGCAGTGAACTTCTTACTCAATCGTAAGGTACAAGAACTTGGTGGTCGTGATCTAATCAATGCCTATATCCCTGCCCTGCAGCGTGGTGTAGATCTTATTAACTCCATCGATGAACTCTTCTTAAATGGTCGTGCTGCTGGTATGACTGATGCAGAGATTGCTGCAGTATTTAAAAAAGACTTTGATGAAGTTAAACCTATTCTCTTCTCCGCTATTGGTAACGTATCTAACATTGGTCGTGCCTTAGCAGCAGCTAAAGCTCAGAAGAAAGTCTTAGGTTCTACTGAGGAGATCCTAAAAGGATTGACACAAAAAGGCGGTAAAGAACTAACCGACATCTTTGCATTAAGAGATGCTGTTGCAGCAGTTAAAGCTGCTCCTGGTACTAGCTTCGATAAAAATAAATCGATTGCTGATCTAACCACACAAGCAGTCAAGCAGCCAGGCTGGGCAGATAAGTTTGGTGAGTTCGTAGTAAACTCTTACATCTCTGGTCTAGCTACGACTGCAGTTAACGCATTCTCTGGTATTGCTAAGGTAGGCTTACTAGGCACTGAGCGTATCTTACAAGCTATTAACCCTATGTCTGCTGTGAAGATTGGCGAAGTTCTTCCTGCGTTTAGAGGATTAATGGACGGCACGTTGGAGTCTGCCTTCTTTGCTAAGGAAGGATTCTTGCGTGGTTCTCCACTCGATGCAGCAATGCCTGAGATTCGTGGTGCTATTGGTGCTCAAGAAGGTGCGAGCAAAGCTGAAAAGATCTTAGGAGAAGTAGTCCGTACTCCTAGTCGTCTTAGCGTAGGTGTTGATGAGTTCTTCAAGTCTATCTTCCGTCGCATGGAGTACAACGCTCAAGCTTATCGCTTAGCTTCTACTGGTAAGTATGGCGATCCAGAGACTGTATACAATGCGTTACGTACTGTTAATACTAAGTCGACAGACTGGAAAGATAATATCCTCAAAGCTCCTGAATTAGCGGGACTACCTGATAACCTACGTACTAAGTTAATCGACGATGTACGTAACTTTGCTAAACAAGCTACATTCCAAGCAGACTTAGGAAGCTTTGGAAATAAACTATTAGCTCTCCGAGCAGCTCACCCTTGGGTAGCCCCTGTTATTCCCTTCGTAAAGACTCCTATCAACATTATGAAGGATGCTTTGTCGTATGTCCCTGTAGTAGGGATGTTTCCAAAGAATGCACCTAATGATGTAAAACTTGCTAGAACTGCTATTGGAGTAGGAATTACAAGTGCGTTAGCAATGCAGGTGGCTGAAGGCAATATTACTGGATCGTATCCGAAAGATCCTGCAAAAAGAAACAGAATGATTGCTACTCAAACTCCTGAATATAGTATTAAAATAGGGGATAAATGGTATTCATACGCTCGTGTAGAACCGTTAGCGACTATTGTTGGATCTGCAGTCGACGGTATTAACGCAGTGGCTGACTATGTATCTAAACCTTCGTACGATAAAGATAAAGAAAAAGATCTTGTTGTCGATGTCGTAGCAGGTGTAACTAAAAACATTGTATCTAAGACCTACTTAGAAGGGATCTCTGGTTTGCTACAAGCAGTACACGATCCAGAACGTTACGGTGGTAGTTTTGTTAACAGCTTTGCTGGCTTACTTGTGCCTTCTATTATAGCAGCTCCTGCTCGTTCTGCTGATCCTTATGCTCGTGTAGTGACTACCTTTGGAGAAGCTGTTCAAGCTCGTATTCCTGACTTTGGTTTAGGACTCCCTATCCCATCTCGTCAAGAGTTACCAGTTCAGTCTATGTTAATTGGCGGTGAAAGACCTAATCCGTCATATGGTTTAGCAGCGTACACTGGATTACAAACATTCCCTACAGAGCGTACTCCCTTACAAGAAGAACTTGCTAGAACTAAAGTAGATTATAACTTACCTAATAAAACACTACGTGGTGTAGACTTAGAAGGTGAAGACATTAGCAGATACCAGGCATTGTCTAGTCAGTTTGCTGAGGCACAAGCGTCTCGTGTTATTCAGACAGCAGGCTATCAGAACGCTCCTCCTGCAATGCAGAAATATTTATTAGAGCAAGCTCTTAAGCGTGGTCGAAAGGTTGCTACTAATGTTATGCTCATGGAAAAGATGAGAGATCCTGAATTCAGAGAAGCTTTTATTCGTGCTAAATTATCCAAGAAAGGCATAGAGTTAGAAGAATGATACCATTAGGAGCACTACTTGATGTAGGAATGAGACTTGTTGATAAGTTCTTTCCTGACCCAGAAGCTAAAGCTAAAGCTCAGATGGAGCTTCTTAAGATGCAGCAAGACGGAGAGCTAGCTAAGATGGCTAATGACACTGAGTTAGCTAAGGTCTACTCTGCTGATCTAGCATCAGCTCGTGAGAGAGAAGCTACGGTAGCTAGTTCAGAGCATGCTCCATTCTTGAATAAGATAGTTACTCCTCTCTTAGCAATAGGAGTTCTTACTCTGATCTTTTTATTATTTGGTGTTATTATATTTGATGATGGTGTAGTAGATCCTACAAAGAAAGACATCCTCATCTATGTCATGGGTGTTCTTTCTGCAATAGCAACTCAGATTATTAGCTATTACTTTGGTAGCTCACAAGGT